ATCCGCAAGGATCCTGAGAAACCTAAAAGAAACTGGGATTAAGACATCCCAAGCAATCGATGAAGCAATAAAAACGCTACAACAACCTGCACTTGCACGTCTTGTTGCGTACCGTCGTCATCGAGACGCAAAGGATAGGGGAGAAGAATGACGCAGGATTACGGATGGCATCGTGAGAAAGCAAGAGAACTATGGGCGGACAAGTTCTACAACGAACACAACCCCGATTATGAAAAATGGTCACAGTTGCGATCAATGTTTATGTCGAACGATGAGATGGCAGACGTAGACGATGAATTGCGATACGCGTTACAATCATTTGACGACGACATGGAAACAGTCAAATTTGTTTTTAATCATAAACACGGCACATGCTTGAAGGTTAAATGGGAGGGTGGTGCATGGTGGGAAGGAGACAAAATGCATTTTTACTACTGCGTTATGTTGCCTATGCGTGGAGTTGGCATGCTAGATCCTGCAACTCTTGCAAGAACCAAACCAACACAACGTAAATTGATGTGGTGGAATTGATGTGGTGGTGCAGTAAGTGCAACGCACCATGCATTAAACCAAAATACAACGGTCAAAAAGTGTGCAGTTGTAAAAATCAACCAAACAATGGCGATAAAAAATGATTAAGCGCGTATGCAGCGTTGTTGGTTGTCAAACGCGTTTGTCAAACTGCGATGGTAGAACGCGTCTAAAGTGTGCGCGTTGTTGTAGAATTCAACGTGAAAAACGCAACACTGCAAAGAATAGCCACGCGAGCTTGATCAACTTACAACCAGACCCACGCCATCACGGCATAATCGAGCGCAGTCGTTCCAAAAAGACCCACCACTGTAACAGTTGAAAGAAATATGTTGAACTTTAACAATCCCTCGATGTTTGTTTCTTTCTTAGTACGCGCCTCATCTCGACGCATCAACCACTCAGCAAACTTTGCAGTTGTTGTTTTCTTTTCTTCAATTGTGTTTTCAGTTTCAGTTTCAGTTTCAGTCATGATTAAAACATCCTTGTGTTTCCATTGTCAGCGTACTTTAGAGGAACAGGATTTGGCCTGATCGGGCCAGCCTCAAACCCTCCATTCAAGAATTCTCGCAACCAATCTGGCCTTCTCAAACCGAATGCAGCGTCAAACGCTTGCATTTGGCGCGCATCTGCTACATTAGTGCGTATTGCTGCACTTGTTACCATCTGCTCTTCATCTCGTGACGCAATGTCAAGGAAAAAGGTGTTAGCAGCCAATGGCGTAAATGTGTTTTCAGGTCGTATGCCACCAAAGCGCCACATCGGAAATACATTGCCAAGTAAATCGTTACGTGACCGCATGCGTCCATTTGACATAACTTGGGCGCACATTGCATCATGTTGTTCACTAAGTACGCCTAATGAGTGTTCCATGACAGACACCGATTTATCGTTGAGAACCATAAGAAACGAGTAAGCAATGTTGGAAATTGTAGTACTCGGGTCTGCCATTAAATGAATGTTGATGAACACATGGTCTGTGTAAAACGTGTATGTGTTAAGCGCTGCGATCTCTGCGCTTGGAAATTGTTCTTTTGAGATAATTGACGCACTACTTTGATACACAAAATAACGCTCTTTGAACAATACACTGTCATCGCCACCAGCAGGATAACGGTTGTTATGCGGCGTTACGGTTTCGTATTGCATGTTTGTTGGTATAGCAGGATAAGGTGTGATGACTATTTCAGCATCATGGTTGATGCTTGGGTATGCATCGACGAATGTATCAACTTGCACCAATTGATGACGTTTCCCGCTATCGAGGTTGATTCGCTTGGTTAGGTACGCGTTACCGTTTGCGTCAGTTGTAACTTGTTCTAATTCAATCGTTTCCTTGACAACACTAACAACCATCACTTACCGCCTCCCGCTTTCTTGTGTGCAGCCTTAACAGCAGCCTTAAAGCCACCTGTTTTCCACTTGCCGCTCTTCAACTTGTACTTAGGTGCAATCGACTTAAATGCTGCTTTGTATTTCTTTTGATAGGCACTCATTTTCTTACGCGTAGTTTTTGCTCCACGTATTGCCCCAGTGTTAGGTACGGTTCCCATAGAGCCTTCACCTTCCATTAATGCTTCTTCGACATCTCGCACGTTGCCACCAGTAGGAATAATTGTTTCACCGGCTCTAACATAGATTTGGAGCGATGGTGAACCTTGTATCATGTACGCTTGATATGCAGGTATGCATACCATGTCAAGAGGCAACACAATTCTATCGTCAGCAAGTCGATTTAGTGGGTCAAGCATAATCAGTCCAGCAGCACCAAGAAAGGCAGCATCACGTACTAACTTTGGTTTACCTTTCATACCTGCTGGTACGCGCTCGGCGACATCAGCCAACCGTTCAAGCGCTTCCGCTTTTGTACGCTTACGAGCCAACTAACTCACCTCAAACGTCTTGCGCTTGGCTGAGCATTTGGGTTAGGTCTTTGTTAGTGATCTTCTTTTTCTCACAAATCAACATAACATCAATTTCTGCAGTACTGCTTACTAGTTGAGCATCTGTCAAATTTTGGCATGCAATACCGATAAGGAGATCAGTTACAACATCGTATCCTTCTGGGTGCAAGTCAGGCGTACCAAACATATGCTCGTATGTATCAATGGCAATTGCTGCATTGGTTGGCCCGTTCATACCAAAGCACTTGGATTGCTTGTCAAAAACACACAAAACGTTAGGCGAACCAATGCCAACATCTACTACGTTTTCATATGCAGTTGTTGTTGCAAATACCTTCACACTTTGATTAAATTCGAAATTAGCACCAAATGCAGCGGTTCCTGCTGGCCCCATATAATTTGGCCAAACGCCATTGTCAGCAGCAACACGTGTTCGTAGTTGGAATCGTACTTCTTTGATGGCCAATCCCTTTGCTTCTGGGATTGACACATAATCGGATAGATCGATACGGCCATACACAAGAGATGTGTCGCCGTTCGCATCTATGTCAAATTGTAGTCTGTCTCGTAGAATTATGTCGTTTGCTCCTTTTGCCATTGTATCACTTCGGGGTGGAGGTTGTGAAGATTATCAGTCGAACGAAGCCCGAGCCAGACGCGTATCCTCACTTCCTCCATCAATCACAAACCAAAGTCGGTTTATAATTTACACTAATGCACGGATTCTATCTTTGCGGCGTAGCCGCCCCCGATGTCACGCCATAAGTTAGTGTCCCCGACACACCCACCCCTTGCAAAAAAGCCATATTATTTTAGGGCTTGCCCGTTTTTTTTCGCTAAGACTAAATAACATTATTATTTAGCGTAGTTCATGGCAAACCAATACTCCATAACACTAAGCGATGAATCCGCAAGGATCCTGAGAAACCTAAAAGAAACTGGGATTAAGACATCCCAAGCAATCGATGAAGCAATAAAAACGCTACAACAACCTGCACTTGCACGTCTTGTTGCGTACCGTCGTCATCG